ACCACGCAGAGCAGGCTGGAAGGATTGTGCATTAAGATAATCTGCCTCATCTAGAATAACAACCTTGTATCCACCCTGTAAGGATACAGTAGAGGCAAACTGTTTGATTTTAGTCCTAAGAGTATCAATACCAGACTCTTCACTACCGTTGATAAGAATCCAGTCAAGGTCCAATTCATTACAGATAGCTTTAGCAACAGTCGTTTTACCAAGTCCAGCGGTTCCGGAGAATAGCATGTTGGGTATTTCGCCACCATCAACTATTTGCTGAAAGGTTTCTTTTAATGTTGAGGGGAGAATGCAATCATCAATCTTTTGTGGTCGGTATTTTTCAACCCAAAGAAAATCACTCATCAATATTCCTTACTAGAGTTAGGAGTCATTATATAGAAAAAAGAAATGGGGGTCAAGCCCCCATTTTAATATTAACTGCTTTCTTTGTCAGCAATTAGACCTTTAACATATGTAAAGGAGCAACCTTGTAGGAAATAAGAGGTATGTTCAAGAATTTCTTCCAAGTCTTCATCATCAGACCGGAAAGTAGATGATACATCATTAACAGTGTCATGGTTTTGATACCGACGCATTGTCAAAGTGTATTCGGTGTAGTTGCCATCATCTTCATCATTATAACGACCCATTATACTATTCCTCTTCTTCTTCGTTTTCTGCGGCTTCTTGCTCACGTTCTTCAGTTGCTTGAATCAACTGCACACACTGATCACGCAGACCACCTACTGTAGACAGTTCTTCACCTTTGAATGCTCCACGTTGCACAATCGCATCAATGATAGCAATAGACGAACGGGCGACTTTAAGGTTCAAATCATAAAATTGAGAGTCATTCATTAGAAATATATTCCTTTAGTTTTTTTCTAGAGCAACCCAGTATTGGAGCTGCCGACTAACGTTAGTAAACTTACTGATAAGTTTGGACGAAACTTCTACAGCATAATCACCGGGAAGAAGTTTCAGATTATCAATGTTAATGCTAAGTCGTGCGTTTGCATGGATATCGCCATGCCATACACCATCAACTTCAATGGTATACTCATTGGAAGTTGTATTCTTAGGATCAACGATTGATAGGGTTACTGAGTCATTTTCAGTGCGACCAATGATCACGCTCTTATGACCAAGAGCAGAAGATGCTTTGCGCACCTGACTCAGAATATCTTGAGTGAGATTGAATGTTACTTCTGGATTAGGAACCTGTAGGTCTTTCTCAGGTGGATTAGTCAACATTTCAATATCAGAATAGAAATAGTTAATAGAAGATTGACCATTAGCAATAACCATATGCTTGTCTTGGTAATGCACGGTGCCATCTTCTACAAGATTATATGCACCAATAAACTCATTCACATCATAAATGCCAAAGTCCTGTGGAAACTCTTCATCCAGAGTTGCCTGTGCTAGAACGTTCTTAGCATCTGCAATAGTGCGCAGAACATTACCTTGTCGAACCACAAGGTTTTGGTTAATGGTTCCGAAGTTACGAATAACTTCCATAGTATTATTCAACATCAAATGTTTCCTCATCTTGATCATGTACATGGAGTGCCATAATAGCATAGTGTGCGATTTTCATTAAGTCTGCACGGTTACGACCATTCTTCTTGCCATAACGTTGTGCATACTTCATTACGTTACCGAGACAGAACCCCATCCCGTGACCAGCATCAATAATAAACTCAGTAGCCTGAAACTTCTGCTTTGAGTAATGCCCCTCATATGTTTTGAGGATATACTCATTTAGTTCTGTTAGAATTCGGTCTTCACTGTATTTCATATTGTAAGTCTCACTGTTTCGAACTTAGAAGTGTATAGTATATTATTCTGTCCCTGTTGTCAAGAACTTTTTTAACGCATTTTGGAAAAGTTTTTATCCTTGTAGAATTCCATCTTGGATTCAAAACGACCATCCAGAATCTCACCTTTATGTGAAATTACAAATACATTTGTATCAGCACCCAAGGTATGAATAATCTTAAACAAGTTTTCTACACCATCGTTATCTAGGCTGGAGTCAAATGTCTCATCCAGAATAAGCAGATTGGTTGCTACAGAGTTTTTCATCTTAGCAATCTGTCTCCATGTAAACAGCAGTGCAAGGTCAATGCGTTGCTTCTCACCTTCAGAGAAAGAGTCATAGGAAAAACTATCACGGTGCCGTGAACGGATAGTCTCAGAGAAACTTTCATTCAATTCAAAATGAACAAAGAAGTCTAGTGTCTGTAGATACTGGTTTACTAACTTATTCATAACAGGCAGATACTGTTTGATAATCTTAGTCTTAATACCAGTGTCTTTGAGCATATCAGCAATGATACTACTATAGTCATACTCTTCAGACAGTTCAACTTTTTCTGTAATCAAACCATCTTTCTCATCAATAAAGTCTTCAAGTTCTTGGGCAGCTTGTTTGATATTATCTTTGCTATCAGAAGTATTAGAAATCTCTTCTTCTAGTTTAGCAATCAACCTACGAGACATATTGATCTTGGTATTATTATCCCGCAGCAGACCCTGTAGTTCCATAGACTTTCTATTCTGGTCTTGTAGGTCATCTACAGTAGACTTGCCGTTAGATAGTTTATCTTCTACCGCTTGAAACGTCTTCTGGATTTCCTTCGCTTTCGCTGCGATACCTTTAACCTTCTGACTTTTAATATTTTCGTCAATCTCTTGCGTACAAGTCGGGCAAACGTCATTGTCCTGAAAGAACTTATCCTCTTTAACAAGTTTCTTCATCTCCGATTGAAGGTTAGATTTTTCTATACGAGCATCCTGAAATGCATTACCAGCTTGCTCTAGTTGTTTTGCGACCTGATCATACTTAGTCTCAAGAGTTTTTTGTATTTCTTCATTTTCAGCATTAACTTGCTCAATTGAATCTTCCTGCGCCTTGATTTCGGTTTGCTTCTCACGCCACTTTTCCTCATTCAAACTTTTGATATCATTAATATACTTGCGTTGAACTTCAATCTTGTTCTTAACAATATCTACCTGATGAGCAGCATCACGAATCTTATCCTTAAGACTGGCAATGTTATCCTTCAGAACCATATTCATTTTAGAAAAGATATTAATGTCCAGCAAGTCCTCAATCACTTCACGTCTATTAGCAGCAGTCAGTTGCATAAACGGAATGAAAGATGATGAACCAAGCACGACAATCTGGTGGAATGACTTATGGTTTAGTTTTAGAATATTCTGTTCAAGGAGTTTCTGAAACTCTTTAGAATGGGAAGATTCATTAATAACCTCACCATTTTTATAGATTTCAAACACGTTAGGTTTGATACCCCGAATAACTTTGAACCTGTTAGGACCAACTGAGAACTCCACTTCGACCACACAATCCTTACTATTAATAGTATTGATTAGTTGTGGTTTGTTGATGTTCCTATAGGGTTTGCCGAATAAACCAAACGATAATGCATCCAGCATAGTAGACTTGCCAGCACCATTGGCACCTACAACCAAAGTAGTAGGGGCATTATCTAGGTCAATTTTTGTGAATGAATTTCCAGTAGATAAAAAAGTTTTTATACTGGACAGAATGGAATTTAATGATAAGACTCTCCTAATCACTCAAATCATAATATAGAGTATTATATATCATTCCACAGGAGTTGTCAATAACAAATGTATAAATAAGTTTGTTATGTAAACCAAACGGAGGATATTATGGATATTATTACTAGCGTAAAGGGTTGGGTCGGCAAACTTGCTGAACTTGGCGTAAGTCTCCTTGCCCTTACAATCGTAGCTGAGCTTCTTGGTCTCGGCGCAGTTCCATTCATGCCAGAAGGCGTAAGTGTAATTAGTAATGTGACAGGCGTAGTTGATGGACTTGGTTCATCCGGTCTTGTCGGGTTGTTGGCAGTATGGGTTCTTTGGGCCATCTGGCAGCGACGGTGATTATTTCATAATAGATATTTTTCAAGGGGGGCTATTTCAGTCCCCCTTTTTTTGAACTTAACTTTAACAGAGAGTAGCAAATGACACAGTTAATTGATCCAACGAAATTTACAAATGCAGTAAGCAAATTAAGAACATTCTTTATGGAAAAAGGTTTCGAAGAAGTTCATACACAAAATAGACTTAGCATTTTAGCAGCATGTGAAGACCCATTCAACGTTGCCACCTACAAATATGAAGGCCGTGTATGGCCATTGCCACAAACAGGTCAGATGTGGTTAGAACACGAATTACTTACTAAACCTTCTTCAAAAGGTTTTTTTTGTGTCTCAACTTCTTATAGACAAGAACCTAATGCTATTCCGGGCAGACACGATACAATCTTTCCAATGTTTGAATTTGAAATGCCGGGTGATATTAATGACCTTGAAGCAATGGAACACGAACTGTGCGAGTATATGGGATTTGGTGATATCACTGGTAAGACATATGCTGAGTGGCAGAAAGAATATAATGTAGATGGTGAACTAGAAGACGAACACGAAAAGAAAATGTATCAAGAATACGGTTCTACAATGATCAAAGACTTCCCTGAGTTTACCTCACCGTTTTGGAACATGTCCAGATACGAAGATGGAGTAACATCCAAGAAGATTGATGTAATCTTAGGTGGTATGGAAACTATTGGTTCAGCAGAACGTTCTACAGATGTTAAACAGATGAGAGATACATTCCATACAATTGCAAATGGTGAGTATGCTAACTTACTGTTTGATTTGTTTGGTAGAGGACGTGTTGAAAACGAATTGGAAGAGTTTCTAAAGTATGATTTCTTCCCTAGAGTTGGTGGTGGTATTGGCATGACTCGTATGATTGCTGCACTCGACAAACTCTAAAAAGAACAATCTGGGGTGGTGAAATTGGTAAACACGCACAACTGTTTATTGTGTGCTTAATAGGCTTGGAGGTTCGAGTCCTTCTCCCAGAGCCAATAAAAAGAGGGAGCAAAAAAACTCCCTCTTTTTTTATGTCTTATGATATTGCGAAACGATTTTTTTTATTCTTTTGTTTCCATTCTAAAGTCTCTAAAGATCGCACTAATGCATCTTCATTCACTCCTTCTACCCCGCAGTCCCACCAAGTTTTATCGTGGGGAAGGCAGGTTTCATGGTAATGAAAAGCCCATGTGTCCATCATGTAAAGAATTTTCTTTAGAGCAGTAGCAATATGACGGTCATTGATTGGGTTACCTTCATTATCATAGATATATGCAAGGTAACCAGACTGACCACCATACCACTTGTCAGACCAGTCAGGTGACAGGACTCGATCATTATATTTCCACCGTGGATGTGTATCATCATAACTACGCTGAGCGCACACTTCCCGAAAAACTGCCCAAGCATCTATGATTGCTTCTTTAGGATCATCTGATATGGTGCAACGGAAGTGTTTGCAAAGCACAGTCTCAAAGTCACTCCAAAGTATGTTGAATGCTTTGTTGGTCATTTTCATATTTCTATTCCTTTCTCTTACATTATTAATATAAACACTTTTGAGAAAAAAACAACCCCCTAAAGACATTTCTCTAGGGGGTGTTACATTTATGTCACTTCTCTTCTTTGGTAATGTAGGAGACGATAATCTCAACTTTATCCCAATACTTGTTTCGGTAATACATTGCCTCATCGGATGCTGCATGACCTGAGTATTCATATTCTGTATGAATCAATTCACCTGCTTTGCTGAAGACTTCAACGAGGTAGTGTGGATAACGAATATTGGTCATTTTGTTTTCCTTTCAGTGAAGAGGTTATGCTTTATAATTGCATAAAAAAAAGGGGCCGTCAAGCCCCTTTCTTTATTTTTTTCCAACTACTTTACAGTCTACCATGAATACCTGATATGTATCATCTGGACCAGCATTGTTTTTTAGTCTGCTATATTCATCCATTGCCTCATAGTAAGGCAGTCTGGCGGACACCGTTGTAGGAGGCGCCCACCAGTCTTCATCATCATAATGGATGACAACATATAGATTGGTTAGTTTGGCAGTGATGCCTCAATTCCTTCTAC